TATTAGGCTTGAATGTTTCCAGCGTCGCTGAGTTCGATTGCGATGATCTGCTTGTTAACGCCAGCTTCATAAGCTACGCCCAAGATTACGTCACCAACGGTAGCGTCTACAGCAGCACCAGCAGCGTCAGAAGCTACGTTTCCACCGACAGTTACAGTGCCAGAACAAGAAACCATGACTTTACCAGTCTTAGTTACTGTGCAAGCATTGCCAGTGCTAGCGCCTACTTCAAGTAGACCAAAAGCAGCAGCGCCAGCGCCAGTAGCGATAGCAGCGGCAGCAGCATCCAAAGATACGAAAATGAATTGTGAGGCAGACAAGTCAGCCCCTGCGATGATGGTGCGGTTGTCGCGTGATTGCGTTACAGCCATGATTATTCCCCTTTATAGGATTTGTTGATAAGTGTTTTGCCTTGGTCTGTCTTAGCTACAGCAGCATAAGCCTTAGCAAATTCACTTTTCTTGAGTTGGTTGTCGTCCATGTAGGACTTTACGAGAGCATCCAGTTTGTCGGCAGATGTAGCGAACTCGCCGTCTACGTCAGACTTACCAAATTCTTGCATGGAGGCTTCAAAAGCAGCATCAGCGGCCTTAAGTGCTACCATAATTGCTTCATCTTCGTAGAATTTAGCTACGAGAGACTTAGCGACATCAGTTGCGAAGTGTGGGAGAGTTTCACCAGCACGTTTCGTCAATTCAACGTCAGCTTTTTCTAGGGATGCAGCTTCAAGAGCTTTCAGCACTGGAGCAGGGATGTCTGACTTAACAACCATCTCACCTTCAATGTCCATCATCTCTACTTCAGCTTTCTTTTCGATAGCATCAGCTTTAATAACGTAACCCTCATCAATAAGACCCTTACGCAGTGTCTCATTCTCAGCTTTAAGTGCTTCGACTTCAGCTTCTAGTGGGTTGACTTCTTCAGCAGCCTTGTCAACTTCAGCTTCTTCAACTGCTTCTTCAGACTTCTCCATGTCGTAGCCAAAGTTCTTCATGGCTTCTTCACGAGTAGCACCTTTTTCAGTCATGTACGCCTTTAGTTTGGCTTCCATTTCATCTGTCATTTTAATAAGTTCCTCTTGGGAAGTGTCACGCTTAAAGAGGGAGACCATTGCTTGAGCATTGGCTGGGCGATCCACAAGGGAAAGCTCTGTAAGCTGTAACTTTTTTAAGAGATTGGGCAAGTTATATCTCCTCTTTGATAGCTTTTCCACCAATGGAAAATGCTGCTAATTCACCACTCTTGACCATAGCCCAGACATCATCATCGAATACTTTGTAAGCGACAACCCATCCTTCACGATCAGATTGGATACCGAGAGAATCACCGATCTCTTTGGTGATTGGGAGGGAGTGAACTACTGTTCCTACCTGTTCCCCAACGTGCATAGCCTTGCCGACCCGCACATGCTCCATAAATTCATTTACTGCTTTAACCAGAGTGTCAGCTTCGATCATATCATCTTGACGATCTACTACTGGCTCACCCTTCTCAGTGATAACTGATGCCCAACCATAAACCATACGTTGCTCTTCATCAGTCTTTAGTATTTTACCTTGATACTCAGCCATTAGTTTAACCCTTGCGTGTGTGGTACTAGGAGAGAGGCGTTCTTAACACCATTGTTAATGATCTCTAGTGAGGAATTAACTGTTTCATCTTGGACAGTACAACCAGCAGAACTATTGTCAGTTACTTCAGCAATACCACGAATACCTATCTCACCACCTGTGCATGTTGCGTCTATTACAACACGACCAGAAGAGAAATCTAATGTGATAGCACCACCGCCAGTGTAGTTAGTTAGCTTTAAGCCACCAGAGTAATTACGGAGTGCTAGAGAGTTTCCTGCGCCGCCCATGTTAATCGTAACCAGTTGATCGTCTGCTATACCAGCAGTTCCTGACCAACAGTTGATTATGTTAGCTTGTGCAGTACCATCAACGGAAATAGTTCCTGTTAGTGAACACTCTTGTAAGATGCCGTTGACGTAGTTTATGTCATTTACGGTACAATCCCTAAAGATGTTGTTTCCGTCCAGAGTGCCCTCAACCGTAAGGTTCTGAAATCCACAGTCGGTTACGTTAGCAGCCGATCTAAGGGTCAAAGTATCTACTGTTGCGTTATCACCAGCGAAAACTTTACCTGTAGCAGCAACTCCACCAACCAGAGTACCTGATGTAGCAAGTTGAATACGACGAATACTAAGGTTATTAGCAATTGTGATTGCATCATCAAAGTTATCTACTGGAGTAGCACGAGTACCCACTGGGATAGCTGTACCTGATTGACCAGCAGTAGAAAACACCACTTGGCCCTGATAGGCAGCAGTAAGCAGTGTTGAGAGGTCTTGTAGACCAGCAGAGTTAGCGGAACGTACAGATACTTGGTTTACGTTAACTACGTCTGCAATGTTTGAGTTAGCACCAGCCAAGTTAACCGCATACTGACCATCCTCAAATGTCACAGTATAGTTATTGATCATCTCAACAACTCTGGCTAGAACAACTCCACCAACTTCTACTGAAGGGTTGTGGATGTGAGTGTCATCGAAAGCAACACCAGTGAAACCGTCTTCAATGTCTCTTAAGTCTAGTCTGAATTGGTCAATACTTAACTGTCTAATCTCAGTAGGAGTTGACTGAATTAGTGTCATGTCAGCCCGTGGTACAGAGATAATCTTAGTTGCAAAGTCTATAGTAGTTGCCATATTACCTCCTTAAGCGTCTGAGACTTGGTTCACGTTAATGCTAACACCCGCTGTCGTCAGAGTAGCTGTTGTATCGAAGGTCTTGTACGGAAGCGTACCATTACGCACTCTAATGGATAGGTCTACGTCAGTCCCATCAGATGTTATTGAGCCTACGAATGGGCTAGTAACAGGTACTTCATTGAACAAGGTGACTGTGTTTGTCGTGTCAACAACGTACACTCTAGAGCCAGCAACGACATTATTTAGCGTAAGAATACGGTTAGGGAAGTTGAGAACAACTGTTCCTCCACCTGTATTAGTTATAGTTGGAACTGTTGTCGTTCCTGCTAAGTCTATCGTTACCGTACCAGTGGTATGAGTGGTTTCTATGTCAGCAGTGCCGCTTTGATCAAAGAACACATCAGTTAACTTATAAGTTCCAACAGTGTCAATCAAGATAGCGTGTTTGCCAGCATAAGACTCAAATCGCATATTTGCTATGTCCATTGGTCCTCCAGTAAAGTGTAGTGCATTAGATGCAAAGGTGTTTGAGATCGTAGACCCATTGATGTCCACAGAACTATTACTCAGCTTAACAGAACCAGCATTATCGAAGTTTGCTGCACCTGAGACAGAAGAGCCTACAGTGAAATCTCCCATACCCCTAAAGGTAGCACCAGTTATATCAGTTAAAGAAGCGTCTGACTGATCGAAGTTGAAGTTAGCTCTTGTTCCCCACAAGTAAGTACCAGTAAGGGTAGCTGTATCAGCAACATTATTGCGTAAGTTCAAGTGAACTCGCATAGCTTGATCTGTTAGCTGAAACCTTGGGTCTGCTGCGGCATTACTAGCTGGACTAACGACAGTAACTCCATTGTCGTTGAATTGAGTAGAAGCAGCGTTATCACCAATCTGGAAGGGCATATCTATGTAGACTACGCTACCTGTCTGCCTTATCCAGTTACCAATCTTGTTGGTATAGTCTGTACCCTGCACTAGCGTAACGGCCTGTACGAAGTCACTTGTGCCAGTAAACACTGGTATGTCAGCGTCACCCTTAGAAGTACCAAGCACAAAGGATTTACCTTGGAAGTTAATGTTACCTTGAGTGCCCACGACGAAATCAGAGTTAACTATAATTCCGTATCTAGTTACAGCAGTGTTATCAAAAGTACCTGCTGACGAAGTTTCATTACCTGCATTTAGGTCCATAACAAAAGGCACTTGACCTTTGACGCACTCTGCGAAAGGGCTATCGTTGCCACCTATGTACCAATCCTTGTAAGCAAGGGAAAATAAGGTAGTGCCAGAGTAAAGCCTAAACCTAACACCGCCATTAGCTAGGTCAGCCACTTGGATACGGTTAGGAGCGTTGAACTGGTTGTGCCAGAGTAATACCTTAGTTGAGCTAGAAACGTCATAGGAAGCTGGCGTAGCTTGAAAGTAGTAACTTACTCCAGCCAACTGATTGTCTGAGGTTATCGTGAACTGGCTACCATCTTTAGTAATAGGTAAGTTGCCAGCTTCTTTTGTGTTGACTGCGTTAGGACTACCAATGTTATCAGCGAAGAGAGGATCACCAGCCCCGTTATTCTCGTGTGTATTGTTTACGGAAGGTAAGCTAAACGTCATGCTGCTAACCTCATCAAGTGACTTGCATTAGGGTTCTTTAGAGTTGACCCAGACAGACTTGCATTGTTGTTGTACACGACACCACAACTATCGAATGTAGCGTTACCCGATACAGATGATCCTACAGTAAAGTCACCAACATTGTTAAATGTAGCTCCACTAAAGGTCACAGAAGAGTTGTTACTGATATTAAAGTCCCAAGCTGGTGTAGAGTTACCGCAGTTGTACAATCCACTAAAGGTTGCTGTG